AACTGAACTACGAGTCTTTTTAGACCTTTTATTTTTAAAATTCTAGATGCTATTTTGTTTTGTTCTTTTGCTGTCTTGCCTAACTCATCAATTATTTCTTTAAGGGAAGCCATTTATGTCCCCGAATTAAAAATTTGAAATATGACAAATTTAAATATTCGAGAATTTAATAGCTTAATATATTCATCATTAAAAAAAGAATATAAAAAAAGATTTAAATTAGTTGAAAGAATATAGATCTAATTATCTTGGAGATTTTGAGATTATATTTTTTTGCTAATTCTTCTAACTTTTGGTAATATAGTTCATCAATTGTAAAAAATACTCGTTCATCATAGTTGTCCATGCTTTCTATTAGCTTAAGTTCACTTTGACAGTTTAGTATTTTGTCAATTTCTTCCTTAATTTTTTCTCTTTTCTCGTAAAAAAGAGATTTATACTTTGATGGAATTCGCAATTCGATATATTTGTTCTTCTGTCGTTTCATACATTTCTTTATTTTTATAAAATATATAAACGTGACATATACATTTAAATGTCAGGTTTTCATTTTGAAATGTGATCTGTGAAAAAGTTTTCATTTATCATTTTCTTTACAATTATACATATTTTGTTACTATTGCTACAAATTATCGCTATAATGATACGAGAAAAATCTATAAAAAATTTCGACAATATGTTTATAATCATGATAAAAATTCTCATATATTTAGTGTAAAAGAATATACTAAAAACTTTCATGGTCTTCATTACCATGTTTTAGTTTTCACGAATAAAAGACTTGATTATTCCAGAGTTCATAAGAAAATGCCGAAACATAGTGATATTAGAATTCAATTAGTTCCGAAAACAAAAAAAGATATAAAAAAAGTTTTAACTTATATGTTAAAAAATCAAATTACTTAAATTATTTGGATTGTGAAGTTTGAGAGTTTGAATTTTGTTCAGCTTTTTTCTGTGCTAATGAATTTACATCTCTTAATGTGTCCATATTTAATAATGAATTAATTCCAAGAGTTGTAGTATCTTTAATTGATTCAACTGCTGAAATTGTAGATTTTGTCATTTGATCTATCGCCATTTGAAATGATTCGTTTGTTTGCTTTTGATTATAAAGATGTATTATTTCTCCGACAACATATGAACCTATTAGCACGCCCATTAATACTAGAAATCCTTCTAAAGCATCTGTTGTTATGCTCATTTCAATTCTATTATATACAAATTTCTTAATAATAAAGTTTGTGCAAAAATTCGAAATATATAAATATGTCATAATATATGTTTATAAACTGAGGAGAAATGGAGGAAAGAACAAAGAAAGAAAGAATTACATTTGGAATTCACATAGACAAAGATCTAAAGAGAAGACTAAAAATTTACTGCGTAAACAACAATATCACAATGACTGAAGCAATAGAGGAAGCACTTGAAGAGTATTTGCAAAGGAGGCAATCGAAATGAGAGTAATAAGTATAAAAATTCCGGAAAAACTTCTTGATGAGATTGATAATTATGCTATGAATCATGGTTTCTTTAGGTCTGAAGTTGTTAGATTAGCAATTATAGAATTTCTAGATAATCATGCTAAAAAGAAAGAAGATAATGAAGTTAAAGTTGAAAAAATTATATAACTAAAAAAAGTTGTTAATTTTTTTTCTTTTAGCTTCTATAATTCTGAACTTTATGAATTTCGAATTTTGGAAGTGTTACATTATTCTGTTTCTGATATTTTCCGTGATAAGGATTCTCAACTGGTGTTAAAGTTCTAGCAAAAATTAAATGTAAAAATCTACTTCCACTTGTTAATCTAATTGGAAATTCTGAGCCTACAATTTCTATAGTTAATTGTCCTTTGAATCCAGCATCAACAATTGTTGGAGGTATGGAAATTCCAAGTCTAGCGTAAGTTGATCTTAAATTCACGAAAGCCATTATGTCATTTGGCAATTCTATATATTCCAAAGTTGTCATTAATAAATGTTCATGTGGCTGTACTATAATTTCGTTCAAATCTATAATTTCATAAAAATCTTCTATATTATCTCCTTCATTAAATATTTTGTTTGTCTTTTTCAATCTAGCAAATTGTGAGCCAATTCTCAAATCTATGCCATTTTCTCTAACTATTTCTTCACTAAATGGCACTATCTTTATCCATTCTTTTTCTAGATAATATTTTAAATCTCTATCGCTTAAAATCATATTCGGTCAAGTTAAAAAAACATAATATGACATATATATTCTCATTTTCGTTTTTTCAATCTTTATCTAGATGTTGATTTGTAATTATTTCTACAGTCATATCATTTATAAGTTTATACAATTTCCCATTACATTCAATAAAATAATCTCCATTATCATAAATTATTTTACTTTCTTTACAATTTTCTGGATTTTTTGGGTTTGAGTCGACATTCTTTTTCATGATTATAACTTTTTATTTTATGACATATATATTTTTATTTATCGTTTTCTTTTTAATCTCTCAATTTCTGCTTTAAGTTCATCAATTTCATCATAAATATCTGCAAAAATGCTATAAATTTCTAAATACATAGATGCGAAAATTCCAGATGCAAAAATTACTGATATTATAATTTCTAATATATTTTTTGTTAGAATTCCTAATGACAAAATTACTAAAGCTAAAAATATAAAAGCTAGAAAAATTAGGAAAACTATTATTTCACGAAATTCTCTATCCATTTTTTCTCAGTTTTATTTTTCGTTTTCTGACAAATTTATAAGTATTTATTTCAAGTCATTTTGAAGACTTAGACTTATGTTCTGGATGAAGTTCATAATAAGCCTCAATTAACATTTTTCTGAATTCTTCTAAATCTTCATCAGTTTCGATAACTAGAAATCTTTCTCCATCTTTTTCTTCAATTCTCATATATGAATATTTGTTACTTGACATTTTAAAATTTTTGCCTTATTCTCAATTTTAAATTAAAGGATTTCGCTTTGTTCAGTTCTATCGATTTTACCGCAAAATACATTAATATCAAACATGTTTCTGTTATATCTCCAATTTACTTTTATTAATTCTGGATATCTAAAAGTTTTAATTATATAATTTATAATTCCTAGTCCATTTTTTTCGTAAAATTTTTTCGATACATTCATTTTAATTTTTATACTTACAAGATTTTCATCTTCCAAAACTATAAAATCATAAACATTATCAAAGTAACGACTTTTCAACCATTTAAAAATTTGAACTGTATATTTTCTACATTCATATTTTGCAAAATCACTCATATTTTAAAATCTATGATGTGACAATTTAAAAATTTTGTATTATTTTGTATATAGGATATTTCATAATAAGTAACTCTCGGAATTATCTTAATTTTTTAGTCTATAATTTCCACAATTCATATACAAAATATTATGTATATAGCTTTTGTCTTGAATTATTCATCAATTTCAACAATTATTATTCATCATATTACATATACGGCGTGAAAATTTATATTGTAGAAATTAAAATTTTTAATTGACCAAAAATGGCGAAAGGTCACACACCAAGAAGCTATTCACAAAGATACGCAAAATGGGGAGCTAAGTTTACTGCATTTTCAAATCCTACTGTAGCTAGTACAATATTAACTAATGTATCTCCTGTAGCTCAAGAAAACTTCCAGACTAATGTACCAAAATTTGTAGCTGTTAATCAACAAGTAGCCGCAGTACTTTCCGAATACGGAATTACTGGCCCACAAAGAGCAATTTATCAAGGTTATGGACTTAAGGTAGCTAGAGCTTTAAATAGGTTAGGCGGAGGCCCTGCTTTAGTAAATATGATAAACGGTTTGAAGGCTTATTATATAAATGCCTTTAATGCTAATCCAACTGTTCTAGATGCAGTTACCAATATAATTACTGGATCTCCAACTGGATACGTGAGCTAAAAAGTTCTATATTATCTTTAAAGCTATTCTATTTTTTTATTTTTTTAATTTTAGAATTCTAGTTCAAATTTAAATTTTAAAAAAATTTACTTTTAACTTTTAATCATTATCTTCTACTTTTGTTTCGACATATTCATAAGTTTTCTTACTAATTCTTTTACAGTCACTTAATTTTAAGTTTTTGTTATGTCTTTTTATATGGTTTATCATACTATTTCTGTTTCTACTGATAAAACCACAAATTGGACATTCGTATAAAAATATGCCCATGTGCTTAATTTCAAACAGGACAAATATAAAAGCTTTGAACTTGCACTGGTTCAGCCTTAATTTAGAAAAAAAGAATTTCTAGTTTGGCTTCACCATATGATTTTTAAGTGTCATGACATTTAAAAATTCTTCATGGAAGTGTCGAACACAGTTCGCCACAAAACCGTAATTTTGACTATGAATTATTCTTCAATTCGAAATGTAGCAGAAGATATAGCTCAAGTTCTTAGAAAGAATGGAGAAATTGTAACAATTTCAACAAATCCATATTTAATACCACAAAGTGATAAATTAATTGTTTTTGTTCCATTTCATCCGCCATCACTGAATCCGTATCTTTTTACATTTCATGAATTTAAAGGAGAAAAATACTTTTATACAACTTGTGATGGTCAGCCTAATTTAAATATTGTAAATCAATATCTATTAAAAGACATAAAATTTATTCCAAATTCAAAATTTACAGCTCAAAATCTACAGGAGGCTGGACTAGATGTAGATTTGCCGGTTTTTCATGGAGTTAACTTTGAAATTGTAGAAAAAGCTGAAAAATTAGCTATTCAATTAAAACAAAAGTTGGATAAAGACTTTCCAGACACGATAAAATTTGGCATAGTTTCTGGTTTAACTAAGAGAAAAAACATGGATTTAATGTTGAAAGTTTTCCAGGAGATAAATACTAAAATTCCAGATTTAGCTAAAAAGGTTCACTTTTTTGTTATTTCTCATAAACAATTTAAAGATTTTGAAGTTCCTGAAAATGTACATTTTGTTTCAGAATTTGGACTAAATCCTAGAGAATATATTTTTGCATTTTACAAAATTATGGATTTTACAATTGTACCGAGTGGAACAGAAGGGTTTGGGATGCCAGTTCTAGAAAGTATGGCCATGGGTACTCCAGTTATCCATCAACTTATGCCTCCATTTGATGAATTTACATCATGGCAGTGGAATTTATTAATAAAATCTAGTGAAGTTGAAGAGTATTACGATAAAGATCATGGACAAAAATGGAGAATTCATAAATTTGATATTCAAGATATGGTAAGTGCAATATTAATAGCTTCAGAACTTCAAGATAGAGAAGAAAGAAGTAAAAACTTAAGAGAATTAGCTAAGAGATATGATATTAATAATTTATATGTCAGATTCTTAGAATGATTTCGTAAATCGATAAACCGAAAAATTTATATGCATAAAATAGTATATAATTATTGTGAGAGTATGGAGGAAGTGATAATTGAGTGTGAAAATTTAGGAAAGTTTCACGTAAAAAAAGAAGATGGAATAATAATTAAGAATATCATAAAAATGTGTAATGATTATGGATTAGAGATCAAAGTGGTGGAATAAATGCCGAAATATTATTACTGTTATATTTGTAAAATTTCAATATCAGGCAAAAAACAATTTAAAAAACATGTACAGAAACATTATAATGGCGAAAGATGTCCATATTGTAATATGAAAACTAAGAATTTATTTATACATTTATCATTTTATCATATCAATTTCAAGAAAAGCATGCTGTTGAATCGAGATTTAGCAATATTAGCGAAAGAAGCAGGAAGCGTGACAATATTAGATGACCCAGAACTAAAGTTAGACAGATTTAAAAAATATAATATAATCAGATTGATGAAAAAGTTATAATTCTTTTTTCTTTTTTTATCTTTTTCATTTCTTGTTTTGTGAATTTTCTCTTATCAAAATTGTTACTTCTGTATTAAGATCAGATATTGCATCTCTTAAACTTAATAATAATGTCATTATGTCTTCATCACTCAAAGCTTTATTATTTTCAATTTCTTCAGCTATGTTATATAGCCATTTTGTTAATAATTTAATTCTTACTAATTCTATTTCTTTTACCATCTTCTCACGTATATAAAAATTTATAATATGACAAATATCAAGTTTTACCTAGTCTGATTTTTATTTCTTCAATTTGCTTTTTAAGCTCATTCTGATTTATCTTCAACTCTTCAATTTCTGTTTTCAAATTCTGTAACTCTGAGTCCACAATTTCTTTTACTGCATCTTTTAGAGCTTGTTTTATTTTTAAATAAAGTTGAACAATAGCAAATAGTGTAGTTATAAATGTAGAAATTATAGTTAAAATAAGAGTTATCTCACTCATTTTCCGATTCGCCTAAATCTTCTTCTAAATTATCTAAATTTAAATTCTCATCTTCTTTGAACTTTTGATATACTGAATCAACTTGTTTCGCGTATGACTGTGGATAAACTACGCGGAAATCTGCAATATAAATTGTATTCTTTTTTGGATCTTTTGCAATTAGAAATTGAAAATAGAAAGTAAAACCTGGAATATATAAATCTACAACCATAGGCAATTCTGCATTTTTTAAAACTATAATTGAATGAGGTAAATATTTTGATAATCCATAAATTTGTCCCTGTAGTTCTAGTTCTCTAATTTTATCTATCGCGATTCGTACCGGGCCGAAAATATTCGCAAACTCATCTTTGACTTGCATAATTATTTATTTCACAAAACAAGAATAAATAAAATCAAAGCAAATTTGCCATATACATTATATTATGTATATGCATTTGTTAATTGACATGTAAAGCATGAGCGAAAGATTTATATATTTAGATTTCGAAATGTATAATAGGGATAAATATGAGAAGTCAAAATAGACAAATTAAAAGTAAAAACAAATTACTTTTTTGTAAATTATGTGCATTTGTAGCTCAAGATGAAAATGAGTTAGATTTTCATTATAAAATGGCTCATGATCCGGATCCAGATTTAGAATATGAATTTGAGCCAATTTTTGTAGATAAAAAAACTTATAAGAAATTGTTATATCAAGATTATTTAAGAATTTGCAAATCATATGTATGTGTCATACGTCCAAGAATTGATATTGAAGATGATAAAAGTGAAATAAGAAGACTGTACAGAGAATATTGTTCAACTTGTGTATTAAAAAAGTTTTTAGTCGAAGAATTGAAACAAAATGGAAAAATGTGAGTTTTTTAATTCTTTATTTTTTTATCTATAATTTTTTTCATCTTTTAAATAATATTTCTATTTTTTAATGAACAGAAAGCGAAAGATTTTTATATTTCGAAAGCGTATATTATATTGTGAAAGAAAATGGGAAGATATGAAGTTGAGCAAAAAATAGTCGAATTAGCTCATAAATTTGCAGTACAATATGGAGAAGAAATTTTACATCTAAAAGTTGATGAATTAATAATGTATCTATCATCTTATTTTGACTATGAGTCATGGTTAATTTTTAAGCATAACCAATATGAGTTATTAAAACTTTTTGTAGAAACTGTAAAAGAAGATTTATCTAAATCTTAAGTTAATATTTTTTTAATTTTCTCTTTGTCAATCTTGTAAGGTATGTAAAATTTATAATTCCAAGTATTCGGATAAAAAATCCAACCTTTACGTTTTCTAAGTATATAAAATTTCCTATTCCATGGATTTTTATAAGGAATATAAAATTTTCCGTTCCATGTATTTGGGTCAAAATTCCAACCTTTTTTCTTTTTAACTATCATGTTTATCATCTTTCTATCTTTCAGCTATATTTTTAAAGTTTTTGTAGTAGAAAATTGGCTTATATTGTTTAGCTTTTGCAGACTTTTGAGCTATTTTTATCGAATTTTCAATTTTTGCCTGACCTTGTAATTGTTCACCAAGTTGCTGAGCAAATTGTAAATCTGAATCTGAAATTCCATAAAATTTCCACTTTGTTCTCCAATAATTCAAAAAGTCAGAATATGATAATGTTCTTTTTCCAGAATTGTAACTATAATTTTGTTGATAAGGATATCTAGCAATTTCCAAAATTGCACTAGCTATCATTTTTGCATACCAAACGTTAGAATATTTCTTATTAACAATTTGTTGAACTTGTAGAAATTGTTCGTATGAAACTGCGTAATTTTCAATTTCAGAGCTGTAAGTTATGTTTATTCCGCCAGGTGATGGATCATAAAGATGTGCTTTAAATAATAAGCCAAATATTGAGATTACAGTTTTATCAGCTGTTAAAATTGAAACTAAATCTAATTCTGTCACGTTTTGTGGATTAAATTCTGGAATTAAAACGGCTAAATCTAGCGGAGTATAATCTAAAACCATTCCAAATACATCTGCAAAATTTTGTAAAATCATCCCATTTTCTAGTTGAACTTTGTAAGTTGGAGAATTTTCAATCTCTGGAACTAAAACAAATCTATCTAGCCACCCTAAATC